TGTACCATCTAAATTGTCTACCGCCTCTTGTGGGTAAATTAAACCTTCAGAGATATCTTGGTAAGATGGTAAGAACATATTAAAGTCAGGTGTAGTAGTAATGTAAATTGAATCTGCTCTATCTGTTTCAATCATATCAATTGCATCTTCAACCAAGTTTGAGTTATTTACATAATCAATACCCGGTGTCGCAAATACGTTAATATTTGTTGATTCAGGGTTTGCAAATGTTGATTGACCCCATTTGTAAGCGTAGTAGTCAGTATTTGCCCAAGTTTCTTGGTTAGGTCCTGAAATTTGTTTGAATGCTCCCCATCCTGTTGCTGTTGGGAATGTTACTGAACTTGCTGCTCCAAATTTGAATCCTGTTTGACCTAATGCATATGAGTCACTATTAGTTCTATATTCTCTATAGATGTCCCAACCATCAAATCCACCATACGCTAACAAAGTAAATTTACGTGAATTTAAGTTGTAGTATGGGTTAGTACTATCAGTAGGTTCAGAATTGAATGAACCTGCACCAACTTCAAACGCTGATTGACCTGATGTAACATATGAACTTGATACAGTTACAACTGTAGCCCCACTATCCATGTGGAAACCTTTAGTTAAATAACCCCAAGATGGTCCTGTAGTATCAGTTGCGACATTTGTTGGTATTTGTTTTCCTTTATATTGGAAGAAGTCGTAGTCAAACCCTGTGATGTTTGATATACCTAAGTACGCTCTTCTTTTGTTTTCACCACTTGAAATTACTGGATTGTCACCTCCACTTGTTGAACCAAATGGTGGGTTATAAATAACTTCACCTGCAGTGTAGTATTTAGTTTTGTAAGGTACAAATGGTGGTGTTGCGTTTGCATATTCTCTCATAAGATATCCTTCGAATCCACAAGGAAGTGCGTTTGCCGGTGCCTCATCACTCATTTCTAACATCACATATTTAGATTTAACTTCATATTCGCCGTTAGACGTACCAATTTTATTTGCGATGTAGTTATTTTGAGTTGGGTCTAATGAACAGTTTGTGAAACTTTCCAAAACTCTAACATTTTGGTCGTTATCAAAGAAGTCTCTTACAAACACATCAAATGTTCCATTTGCAAATGATACGTTTCCAATTGAAAGTTTAACGTATGTGTTCGCAGCATTTCCATCGGAAATAAGAACAAATTTAAATAATTTATAAACTTTACTACCTCTTAACTCAGACACAACAAAAGGTGTTTCTGGTGTTTGGAATTGTTCTAAATAGAATGCGATAGACTCAGTATTTGGTGTATATCTTACACCTGGTAAGTTAACCATATCACAATATAAACCTCTAATTTGACCTGCTCTATATCCTGTTTGTAAAAGTGCTGGGTATGTTTCTTCTATAAACAATGGAACTTCTGTTCTATTTTTACCAAAATTAGTTGCTCCAAATACGTTACGTAAATAATTTTTAGATGTTGATTGCATAGATGTCTCAAAAGAGAAATTATTACCATCATATGTTACGCCACTAATTAAGAATGTTTCGTAAGGGTTTTTAGTTACCGCTGAATATGCTCCCGTACAATCCATAATTACATCAGTTAAACCTGATACTTGGTAGAAAGGTCCATTTATTGAACTACTATATGTAGACAAACCTCTTGACCTTAAAGTTGCAACAACCATATCATCATATGTTGTATAAGGTGACCCTGAATAAGAAGTTGTGTAAAAACTTACTGAACCAGTATAAACTCCTGCTGATGGATTTGTTATTGTGGCAATTGTAGCACCCATACCTTGTCCAAAATATGTATTAACATTGTTTCCACCTTGATAATAGTTAAATAGCCCATAATACCACGCATCATTTACAGTTGGGTTAGATAACCCTGTTAATGCTGCTGATGTTGCACCAGTAATATTTCCAACACCAAAGTTTTCAGTGTAGGCAGTCACTTGACTTGTACCATTTAATGTCACACCTGTTGTGCTTGTAAATGTTGAGGCACTTACAGTTCCCCAAAATACTGAAGTTGCACCTGAATTTGCGGCACTTGTAGAGTAAAGATTTATTTGACTTGAAATATATGCTTGTAAATCGGCAGCAATCGTTGAAGTACCCCCATTAAATTCAGTATATGGTAAATAAAAATTACCATTAACATTAAGTGATGATGGAACAGATGTTAAATTAACTGTTCCCCCTGTGTTACCTGAGAATGTTACAGTTATTGGTCCTGTTGTTCCTGTTGCTTCAATTGTAGCAGCATTAACATTACCAATAGTTACGATAGACCAAGATGGTCCAGCATCGTAACCTGATAAACCTAAAACTCTCGTCACAAATAATTGATTTGATTGTGATAGGTAAGATTTAGCAATATATGCCAATTCGTATTTCGGAATTTGTGTATTAACAAATTTCTCAGGACTTGTTCCCCCAAAATAAGTTTGGAACTCGTCAAAATTTGTTATAAAAATAGGTTCAAATGCGGGTCCTTGTAGGGTTTCACCTACTACACCTAAAGTAGTTACACCAACACTTTGAGCCACAAACGTTAAGTCTCTTTCTGATGTGTAAACACCTGGAGAAACGAAAACCTTATTAGATGATGCCATGTTAATAAAAGTATTTTAAATTTATTTTTTATATATAAATACATCGTCAAATAACAAAAAACTTTACATTCCTATAATATTTATTAGGGAGTAAGAATAAATTCTGCCTTTTTTCTACCTACTATGAAAAAACCCGTTAAGAAAATAAAAAACCTAAAAATTGATGCTGAAATACACAATCAATTAAAAAAATACTGCGATAAAAACGGATTGAAAATTTATAAATTTTTAGAAAAGTTAATTATAGAAAATTGTAAAGAAACAAAAGATATATACGGAGAATAATCAAACAAGATATGCTACTGTTTTTATTTTAGCATCTGATATTAAATTTGTTTTTGTAACCACAATTAAAAATGTATCCCTATCATTTATTTGAATTGTTGTTAAATCACTACCAACGTAGTTTGAATTTAAATAGATATCATAAGAACTTACGTTTTCTATTTCGGTAACTTTTAAATCTACCGTATATCTAAAGACTTCAGATAATTGGTTGTTTCCTGCAACAAATAATAAATCCAAATCAAAGTTGTTAGGTCTTGAGGGTTCTATTTTTACTCTTTTAGTTGTATTTTTAGTTTCAGTTTCAAATAAAGAAACTTGTCTTGTAACAGCGGGTGTTACTTTAAATTCGGCCTCATCAATTAAAAGACCCTTCATAATAAAGGTATAATTTGCAATATAATACTTTCTTTTTTCTAATTCTTTAACGGACTCATCAGCAACTCCTTCCATGATAATTGGAATGTAATGACCTTTAATTTGGGTATATGCCTGTTTTGATGTAAAGGTTTGCATTATAATTTTATTGAACTCATTAAGTTCACGCATTCTATTACAAAATAACTTTACATTATAAGTTATATCGACAGGTATTGGTTGGGGTATTGTATAAACATCAGCACCTTTTCTTTGACCATCCCAAGTTGGGACTGTGTAATAAAAAAATTGTCTTCTGTTTGGTATGTTTGCGGCTCCCCCTTGAAATGTTCCGTATTTTACTTCAGGTGTTCTTACAGTGGCAATAAATGGTAGTGAAATGTTTTTATCTAAATCTTGGAAGTTCCAAGTTTCAGTAAATTGAGCCCAGTTTTGTGTTGTTATTATTTTATCAACTGTAGGGACAGGTTTTTCTGTTACAACTAATTTTAATCTTTCTTTAACAAAATCTAACATCCCCAAATCTAAATCAGCATGTAATACACCTTTAGGTAAAAAAGTTCCACCATCAGTAATGTCGTCCAACATTTCTTGGCGTCTTTCTCTACCTACTTTTTCAGGTATTAATGGTAAATTTTTTTTAACTTTTGGTGGTAATGCCATTATTATAATCCTCTAAATTCATTATCCGTAACGGGAGACGCAACAATAGAACGATAAAAAGGTTTGTATCCTCCGTATGTATGTTTATTATCACTTAATACACGACCATCATTTACAACGGTATAATATCTAACCCTATCTTCAGTTTCATAGTAACCAATGTAGTCTCCAAAATTAATATCAATTTCCAATTCTTCAAGTTGTTTTTGATACACACCAACTTTAAGATTACCAGGTTCTGATTGTGATAATCTTGATGACCCGTAATCAACATTTGTTGAAGCTTCAATTTGAACATAACCTTTAAACTCAATAGGTGGTAAGAATTGGATTCCATCTTCTAATGTTTCACCATACACATCATCACTAATAGTTCTTTGTCTATCTATACGGTATAAAACAAGAGTAAAATTCATATCTCCCCCTAACCATTCGTCACCCATAGAAATATCTAAGTTAAAGTCTTCTTCAGAGAAAAACTTATTAAGTCTGGTTATTGGAACTCTATTATCTGCCATACCTATAAATACTTTAATTGATTTTTTATGGTTGTTTCTTATATTTTATTATATCATGGAAGATTTTGTGCCTAAAACACCCGAATCAAAAGCCCTTTTAATATTAGACGATTATGAAGGGTCAAATAACTATATCCTTAATTTAAAACACAAAAAAGAGAATAGTAAGTCTTTTGTACCTACAAGACCTCAGGCTGATTATATCAATAACTATAACACCACACAACCAAAAGTTGCAAAAAAATGGGTCAAATTAGATTCATATTTTGGTAAAAAACTGATGGAAGATAAAATGTATACCAAAGAACCTTCAGAAATTTATGTTGAAAAGTTGTTGGTTGAAAAGGATAAGGCTTATCATATTTGGGGTAAAATCTTTTCAGGTGAGACTTTACATGACTTTTGGATGCCAAAATCGGCATTACTAAAAGACAATGAAGTAAAAAACATTTCAATTGATTACGACAAATACACCCATAGACCACCTATGGAACATCAAAAAGAAGCTATTGAAAAACTTGTAAAAAATAAAAAGTTTATTTTGGCTGATGACATGGGTCTTGGTAAAACAACATCAACTATCATTGCAGCTTTAGAAACGGGAGCTAAAAAAGTTTTAATTGTGTGTCCCGCATCTTTAAAAATTAATTGGCAAAGAGAGATTGCAAATTATTCAGATAGAACCGTATATATTGCAGAAGGTAAAAAATTTTCAGATGAACATGATTTTGTTATTGTGAACTACGACATCTTAAAAAATTTTCACGACACTAAAGAAAAAGATAAGTCTGAAATAATGAGGATTAATTTTGATTTAGTAATCATGGATGAAGCTCATATGATTTCTAATCCGCAAGCACAAAGAACAAAAATAGCCAACGACATTGCAAGTAAATCAAATAGAGTTTGGTTATTATCAGGAACACCTATGACTTCTCGACCTATGAATTATTATAATTTGTTAAACCTTGTTGATAGTCCTGTGGCGATGAATTGGATGGCTTATGCTAAAAGATATTGTAATGGATTTCAATTTAGTGTCGGAAAAAGAAAGGTGTGGAACGTTACAGGGGCATCTAATCTTGACGAATTAAGAGAAAGAACCTCAACACACATTCTAAGAAGATTAAAAGAAGAGGTTTTAGATTTACCTGAAAAAATTATCACTCCTGTTTATTTGAGGCTCAAATCAAAAGACTACGAAGAATTAATGGGTGAATATTTTGATTGGTATGACCAAAACCCTGAAGAGTCATCTTCACTTACAATTCAATTTTCAAAATTGATGAAGGTAAGAAAGGTCATTGCACAAGAAAAAATTAATAACACAATCGAGTTAGCTGAGAACATTATAGAGCAAGGTAAAAAGGTTATTATATTTACAAACTTTACCGACACACTAAATAAAATCTATAACCACTTTGGTAAGTCCGCAGTTTATTTAGATGGTAGTTGTTCTAAGTTTCACAGACAAAACGCGGTTGATGAATTTCAAACAAACGATAAAATAAAAGTATTTGTTGGGAACTTAAAGGCTGCGGGTGTTGGTATCACTTTAACCTCAGCGGAAGCGGTAATCATGAATGATTTATCTTTTGTACCTGCAGAACATTCACAAGCCGAAGACAGGTCACACCGTATTGGGCAAAAAAATTCAACATCAGTTTATTACCCTCTATTTGAAAATACAATAGAGGGTGCAATATACGACATATTAAATAGAAAAAAGAAAATTATTTCAACAGTAATGGGTGACGATATGTTTGATGAAGCATCCTCAATAGAAGAAATGTTAAATATGATTTCTAGTATCCGATGATATTTATATATCATGGACGTAAATATTGAATATATTGGAATAGAACCAAATAAAAAAGATAAGGTTTTAATCAACGATTTTATTTCACAACTTAAAAAAAATTATCCGTTAAAGGATGATATAGATATTCTATTTCAAAATAAAAGAACCGGAACAATGACTACAGGTTCAAGAACAAACAAACACAAGATTAAAATTTTAGTTAAAGATAGATTAAACCGTGATGTTCTAAGAACATTAGCCCACGAATGGTCACATGAATACCAAAGGACTATTTTAAATAGAAAAAAAGGTAAAAATATCGGTGGAAAAAATGAAGACGATGCTAGTGCAAAGGCATCACAAGAAATCAAAAAGTTTG